CACAATCCTTGGGGTTTAATTTTGACTTTTTGGGGTCTAAGCACTTTCTTGTACAATCACGCCCATGAGCAACAACCGCCTCCCCCCAGAGCTTCACGTCGTCAAGGGCACCAGCGGCACCCGCAAAGCAAAGGCACTGCCCCAAGACGTACGCTCCCGCGTGCCCAAGGCCGACTGGCTGTCGAGCCCCGAAAAATGGAACATGGACACCTTCGTCAAGGAGACATCCGACTTCCTGTGGGACGTGTACGGCATCGGCAGCGACCAAGACAAACACATCCTCGCGGCGTGCGCGTCCCAGATCGACATCTACGTGCGGTGTTGGGCGGAGTTGCAGCACGGCGACCTGATTGTGTCCAACAACAACGGCGCGAGTGTTGGGCCAAATCCCTACTTCGCGATGGGCGACCGCGCGTTGCAGCGGGCGGTGGTGTTGATGGGGGAGATGGGGCTGACCCCCAAAGGTCGCCTCGCCAGCAAGACCGCTGAAGGCGGCAAGTACAAAGCGCTGTTGGCTGGCCCATGAATTATGAGGAAGGAATTCTCTACGCGGTCAACGTCGCGAAGGGGGACACACCGGCTTGCCGCAATGTGCGGCTCGCGGCGCAGCGGTTCCTGAATTACCTAGAAGACCGCGCGTGGGCATACGAGTTTCACGCTCGCTATGCGCAACACGTTCTGGACTTTATCGCCACCCTGAAACACACCAAAGGGCCAGACGCAGGCAAGCCGCTCGTGCTCCAGCCGTTCCAAATATTCGCGGTTTGCGCAATGTACGGTTTCCGCAGCAAGCGCGACCCGACGTTGCGGATGGTGACGGATGTGATAATTTTCATCCCCCGCAAAGCGGGCAAGTCCACGCTCACGGCGGCATTCGCGCTGTACGAGCTGGCCTTTGGGGAATCGGGCGCGGAGGTGTACTCGCTGGCCACCACCCGCGAACAGGCCAACATCGTCTTCTCCGCCGCCATCGGTTTTATCGAATCGATGCCGCCCGACATTGCCGCGCTGTACAACCCCACCAAGTACAGCATCTCCAAGGCGGGCGACGCGCAATCGATCTGCAAAGCGCTGAGCCGCGACAACAAGAAAACCGGCGACGGCAAGAATCCCTCGGCGGCGATCATCGACGAGGCGGCACAGATTGTGGACCGCAACAGCATCGAGGTGTTGTACTCGGGGATGGTCGCGCGGCAAAACCCTTTGCGCATCTACATCACCACCGCCAGCTTCACCAAGGAGACCAAATTCTTCGAGGACATGTCGATGTTCGAGACGATGTTGCGCGGCGAGGCGGTGGACAATCCGCGTTGGTTTGGGTTGTTGTACAGCCTGGACGCGGGAGACGACTGGCGCGACCCTGCGACGTGGTTTAAGGCCAACCCCATGCACGGCATCTCGGTGTTCGAGGACGCCATTGCCGCGCGCGCCGAGGAAGCTAAGCACAAGCCCGCCGCACTCAACGAGTTCTTGTGCAAGACGCTAAACGTGTACGTGTCGGCCAACAGCGCGTGGATAGACCGCGCCTACTGGGACGACCCCAAGGCGCTCGAAGTCAGCGAACGCACGCCCGAGTCCACCTTTATCGGGTTCGACCTCGCCAGCACGCGCGACCTGAACGCGGTGTGCACGCTGCATCGGTTCGGCGAAAACGACTACCAAGCCAAGTTCAAATTTTTCCTGCCCGAGTCGGGCTATGAGCTCATCCCCAAGCACTACGCAGACATTTTCCGTATGGCGCGGCAGTCGGGCATCCTCCACATCACGCAGGGCAACGTCATGGACGACCGCGAAATCAGCGACTACATCGTCGCCGAGGCCGCCAAGTACGACGTGCGCGAAATCGGCTTCGACGCCTACAACGCCGCCAGCCTTGTGGCGCGGCTGAACGACGCGAGCTTGCCGGTGAAGAAAGTCGGGCAAGGCATGGCCGTCCTCAGCAACCCGAGCAAGCATGTGGAGAAGATGATTCTCAACCACAACATCAAACACGACGGCAACCCGTTCCTCGGGTGGCAGCTCGGCAACTGCGAAGTCTACGAAGATGTCAACGGAAATGTTAAGGTTCGCAAAAATGGCTCAGATCAGAATGCAAAAGTTGACGGCATAATCAGCCTTATCATCGCTATGCATTGCGCGCTCGACAATCCCGAGTTTATAGGCGTGGGATTCGGCGTTTTCTAAAGGATTTTCGATGGCTATTCTTGACATCTTTAAGGGAAAGCAAAAAGATTCGACGGAATCCAACTCGCTTTTCGGCCAAACGGCGCTGGGCAATAACGTCGTTTACAACGGCAGCAATCAGCGCCCGATAGTCAACACCCAGATACTTTACGTCACCACCGCCTCCACCAATCAGGCGGGTCGCCCCATCGATATGTCGATGTTGACGCGCAACGCCACGGTGATGTCTTGCGTCGCGGCTAAAGCCCGCGCCATTGCCCAGATGCCGATAAAAATCATGGCGGCGCTGGACGACGGTACCTATGTGGACGCGACCGCCGACGCGCGGGTGGGTTCCCGCGACCGCACCAAGGCGCGGCAAGTGGCCAACCTGTTGAACAATCCGAATCGGTTTCAGTCGGCGTATGAGTTCTGGTATCAGTGGATTATGTGGTATGAGCTGTCGGGCGAGGCGTTCACCTTGTGGTGGCGCGAGAAACAAGACGACCCCAACACGACGCCGATGGAAATGTACTTGTTGGATTCGACGCTGATCGCCGTGGCGATTACGCCCGCCCGTTATCCGACATACCGGCTGAGCACGCCCGCGTACGGGTTCAACAAAGACCAGCCACTGGCGGCGCATCAGGTGATGCACATAAAAGAGATGGCGTGGCAGGGTTCCGCCGGTTTCAACAAGGGCATTCTTGCTGCGGAGCTAATCACGCTCGATCAGGACATCGACGTGTACGCCAACTACGTCATGCTCAACGGCGCCAAGCCCTCCGGCATGTTCACCACCGAACAGGTCATCCCCACCGGCAAGTATCAGGAAATCGCCGCGCGGCTGAAAGAGGCTTGGGGCAGTATGATTGGCAGCCGACAGTCCGACCCTAGCAAGCCTGGACAGGGCATGTTGTTGGACCAGGGCATGAAGTACGAGCCGCTGAAGATGCTCACGCTGCAAGACACCGACGCAGCCGCGCTAAAGGAACAAACGATGAAGCGCATCTGTGCGCTGTTTGGCGTGCCGCACCAGTTGTTGGGCGTTTCGGAAGGCAAGTTCAACAACACGCAAACGCTGTTGGACGAGTTCTACAAGTCCACGATTTACCCCACCTCGGTCAGCATTACGCAAAAGCTCAAGGCGCAATTGTTCGGCGGCTACCCCAATTTGTGTGTCGAATTCCAGACGCAAGACTTTTTGAAGGGTGCTCCGCTGGACCAGATGAATTATGCGGTCGCAGGGGTCAACGCCGGAATCCTCACCCCCAACGAAGCCCGCGAGTACATGGGCCGCGCGGCGCAAGACGGCGGCGACGAGCTGCGCGACCCTTCCGCCAAGGCCGAGCCCATCGCCGGCACCAGCCCCCAAGACACAGGCGGCGGCGGCGGGAATCAGACGGCCAAAATGAACATTGGAAAATGATTTTTGCTTCGTCAACATCGCAGCGTAAAATTCCAGACAACTACAAGTCCCGCCGCAAAGCGCTGCGCACAATATACGACATTGATCAACGCAAAGTCAATGATGAGGTAATTCATGACTCAACAAAAATTGATGCTGTTGTGCGAGGCAAAGTTAATGCCCGAACAGCAAGGCAAGACCGGCAAAATTGAAGCCACCGTGACCACATGGGGCGCTCGCGAGGGTGCGGATGGTCGCCGGTTTAACTATCAGCCCGAGGGCTTTATGGACTGGGCCGAGGCTTTTGCCGCTGAAGGTCGCCCGCTCCCAATGTACGTCAATCACCAAAGCGACGCCATGCCCGCCGGTGAGTGGACGGGGGTGGAATTCGGCGACGGCGGCATGACTATGCAAGGCCGCATCTTCACCAACACCTCGGTCGGCAAAGACCTGTACACCGTAATGCAAGAATCCCCCGCTATGTTTGGCGGCGTGTCGGTCGCGGCCTATGCCGACGAGTACCAAATGGTCAACGCGGAAGGCGAGCCCGACCAGAGCGAAGACGCCTACTTCCAAATCACCAAAGGCGGACTCCGCGAAGTGTCCGTGGTGATGCACCCCAACAATCCCGAGGCTGGCGTGAGCCGCCTCGAATACTTCCGTGCTGACGGCACGGCGGATTTAAAAATTTTGGAAAAGGGCTTGCGTGATGCTGGCCTGTCCAAGAATGATGCGGTCGCTGCCGCATCAACATTCAAGAAAGTTCTGGAGCAGCGTGATGCTGTGAAGACGCCTCTTGAAATTGCGCCACCTCGGAGTGATTCCGATGCGGAAGCGACCGCCCACGCAGAGATTCTCGCCGCTCTTGAGCAGCGTGAGCTTTTGCAAATTCTTGACCAACGACTGAAAGCCTAACACCATGACCCAAGCTATCCTAGAAAAGCTCGACGCAATCGAGTCCGCGCAAGCCGCAAAAATTACCGCCGCCGAAGCCGCTGCAACCGCCGCCATCGAGTCGGTGAAAAATGAGATGAGCGCAACCATTGCCACGCTGGAGGCCAAAATCTCTACGCTCGCCGCACCCCCGCTTATCAAGCTCGCCAAGACCGTGCGCAGCGACGTTAACCGCGCGGTGCGCGAACAGCTGGGCCAGTTCTACAAGGCCAACAACCGCGTGGAAAAAGAGCTGAAGATGTTTGCGGACGATTCGCAATATGACGCGTATTTGCGCGAGGCTTCCGCGCTGACCGCTGGCGGCGATGGCAAGGGTGGACGCACCGCGTATGACCCTGTGTTTGTTGCGTTGCGTTTGGCCAACCCGATGCGCGGCTTGTCTCGCACCGTGGCCACGGATGGTTCTAGCTACCAGTTCCGCGTCAAAACCGGCAACGCTGGCGCGGCTTGGGGCTACAGCATCCAGAACAACGGCTCGACTACGACTGAAGACACCACAATCTGGCAGCTGGTTCTGCAAGACATCAACGTCCAATTCCCCATTCGTACCGCGTCCCTGGACGACATCGATGGTTTGGAGTCCAACGTGGTGGACGACATGCTTGTTGAATTCGCACAGAGCGAAGCGCTGTCCATGATCCAAAACAACGATCAAGCTGCACAATCGGGCACCAACCCTTACGGCGGCACCAACGGCTTGCGCGGCCTCGACCAGTACGCTGGCGCCAACGCCACCTACACAGGCGGCACCACTTCCGCAGCCGCATTCGGCACCACCGGCACCGGCTCGTCTAGCGGTTTGCACAGCCTCGCGACTTATGACCAGTTGACCAGCAACGTTAACACGGTGGGCTTGAGCAACATCACCTACAAAGATGTGATCAACACCATCTACGCGCTGCCGCAACAGTACTGGACCACCAACGCCAAGTTTATGGTTAGCCCCATTTTGGCTTCGGCAATCCGTGGTTTGCAAGACACCAATGGTCGTCCAATCTTCAACTCGATGGAGTCGCTGAATCCAGACGGCATCATCGGGCAAATGTTGGGCTTCGATGTGGTGATGAACAAGTACCTCGACAACCCGAGCCAAACCACCACCGCCGCAGCGGGCACCCTCAGCCTGTATCCGATGTACTTCGGCGACTGGTCTCGCGCCCATACGATTGTTGACCGCCTCAACATGGTCATGCGTCGCTACGACCAAACGCTCCCAGGTTTCATCACCTTCTACGGGGAAAAGCGCTTGGCCACTTCGGTGCGCGACCCGAATGCGCTGGTGCGTTATCGCTCCACCGCAACGGCTGCAAACTAATCGTTGAGCCACCATTGCGGACGCTGGCTGAGGGCTGGCGTCCGCTCTTCTTCAGGAGCCCCCATGACCATTTCCGAACGCATCCTAGCAGGCATCAAACAATCCATCACCGAAGGCGGCCAAGTCACCATCGACTTGAAAGAGGCGTCTGCGCTGACTGGTTCCGGAGACGGCAAAGGCGGACGCACTGTATTCGACGATGCATTCGCGGCGTTGCGCTTTGCCAACCCGTTCCGCATGTATTCGCGCACCATTCCGGCCAGCGGGTCTAGTGTTCAATTCGTCGCCAAGACGGGTAACGCCGCAAGCCAAACAAACCCGTGGACATACACCTTCACGCCCGATTCCGGCACGCCCAACACGGACACGACCATCTGGCAATTGCCCACCCGCGTAATCACCGCCCAGCTGCCCATCCGCACCGCCGTCATGAGCGATGTGAATTATCTGAATGAAACAATCGTTGCCGACTTGGTGATGGAATTCGCGACCATCGAAGGCGCGTCCATGGCCGACAACAATGACCAAGCAGGCAGCACCACCACCACGACTGGCGGCACGAATGGCTTGCGCGGCTTGAATTACTATCCTGGCGCAGCGGGCGCAAGCGCCGCCTACGGCTCCAGCGGCACCGCAATTACTAACGGCCTGCACACACTGACCACCGTGGGCCATAGCGCCGCCACCGTGGACTTGGAATCGTTGCAAGACATGGCGGGCGCGTTGCCTCCGCAATATTGGAATTTGCCAGGAACGGCTTGGCAAATGCACCCGACCTACATCACCGCATTGCGTAAGTACGCGCACAACGGCGGCACTGGGCCATATTCCCTCGTAGACACCGGTGAGCTTGGCGAAGGCCCAGCCATTAACCTGATGGGCTGGCCGGTCATCCCCAACGCCAATCTCGACCCCACCGGCACCGCAGGCAACTTCCCTGTGTACCTTGCCAACTGGCCTTTGTTTATGACCATCGCGGACGTAGAAGAAATGACGGTGCAGATGATGGATCAGACCACGCCTGGATTCGTGACTTTGTACGCGGAGAAGCGGCTGGTGAGTTCGGTGCGCAATCCGTTTGCTGGTGTGCGCTTGATTGAGACTTAAACATGCCTTCGTCAGACAGCCTGTACGGATTGCCCTTTGGCGCGGTGACGCGCAACCCATTCAGCTACATAAAGGTTGAGCAAGTTGCGCGCGACAACACTACGCAATGGCTGACCGATTCGGAGCTGCAGCAACAGCTGAATTTGTTTGACGACACGAGCCAAGACACCTACCTCAACTCGCTAGAGTTGGCCACGCGGCAAGCCATCGAGGACTTTCTCGGCATGCCCATCTTCGCCACCACCTATCGGGTGTGGTATGGCATCGACAGCCTCGCGGCTTCGCCGGTGTGTTTCGATCTGCCCATGGTCACGCAAGCGGCCTCCGGCACCGGCATCACCATCAGCTCACTCAAGTATTACAACGAAGACTCCCCGCCCACAGCGGTGACGGTGTCGGCTTCGCAATATTATTACGACCAGTCGGGCAACAAGTTGGTGGTGGACAGTTTGCCCACGTCGATCAACACGACCATGACCGCGCCCATCTTTATCGACTACATTGTCGCGGCCAACCCGCTCGCGGCTTACCCCGTCATCAAACAAGCCGGTTTGCTGCTGTTTACGCACCTATATAACAACCGCAGCAACACGACTGATACCTTGCTCAAGGAAATCCCGTTCGGCGTTTCTACGCTGCTCCGTCCATACAAGCCGCTGGTGATGTAAAATGGCGATTGCTCGATTCGAAAACATCGACGTCAACACATTGTCCTTTGGCTCTTCGACCTTTGGCGAACAGAGCACGACGCAAACATTGTGGTTTAAGACTCGCGCCCGCGTGCACTCGGTAGCCAACAACGTAAAGATTTCGGAAAAATATCGGGTGTATTCTGACATCGTGGATTTCACCTTGAATTACACGCCCAATTTGAAGACCATCGTCGACAACCAAAATGCCTACTCCATCACGTGGCGCGGCTTCAGCTGGCGCATCGATAACGTGCGCGAGGCGGATGACCGGATGACGGCGCGGCTGTTGTGCGTGCGCAATGATCCAGTGGTGGCCGTCTAATGGCGACTCAACAAAACCCCGTCCAATACGGCAAGGCCATTCAATTTCAGCTGGCCGGAATCCTCACGCCGGTGCCGGTCTACGCCTCGTTCAACCGCAACTTTGCCACCGAGCCGAAGTTCGTCACGTGGGCTTTGCGCAACGTGCACCAGCCAGTGTACACCGGCGGCAACCAAGCCAACAAAGGCATTGACCGGCCTGTGTTTCAAATATCCATTTTCACCCAAGTCATAGAAGATGGATTCACCCTTTCCAACCTCATTTTGCAATCCTTGCACGGGTACACCGGCTTGTTCGGCGGCTCGACCAACGGATTTTGGGTGGCCAAGGCGGATGTGCATTGGTTGTATAATTCGTACAATAACGAAGACAAATTGGCTGAGGTCTTTCTTGACTGCACGCTCGACATTCCAACATAAAATATCACAGACTTTTTGAAGGAAAAACGCGATGGCCTTACCAAATAAAGTGCTCCCAGGATTTAGCGCATCGATGTATGCGCAGCCCTCGGCAACGCCGACTGTGTTGACGTTGGCACAACTGTCCACCCTCGGCAACGTGTCGGGAATCGCCATCAGCGGCAACCTCATGAACATCGAGGCCATCCCCGCCTTCGGGCAGGATGACGCGGTGGCGTCTTTTGCAGTTGCGGGTTCTCGCCAGTCGGACAAAATCCCTGCACAGTCCGCGCCAACAAGCATGACCATCACCGCCGCGTGGAATCCAAGCGACACGGTGTTGTTGCTGATTCGCGGCGACGCATACAGCGGCATTGTAGATCGCACTTACGTTATCGCCGCAAGCGACGGAACAAACATTATTTATTACAGCTTTATCGCGCGTGCATCGCAGTGGCAGATCGACTCCCAGCCAGGAGCCGAGGCCAAGTGTACGTTCACCATTCACCCCCGTGGAAATCTCTACGGCTGGGTTAACAACGCTTAATGTAGGAGTTTAATCATGGCAGCACCAGCAGTCGTTCTTCCAGGCTTTGCGGCCTCGATGTGGATGCAAACGGGGGCAACCCCAACGCCTTTGAGCACCGCCAACCTTGCTGTTTGGGCAGCGCAAGTCGCCACCATCGTCGGCACCACCGCCAACGGCACCGGCGCTGCCGGCACGCAGCTGAATGTGGAAGCTGTTCCGGCCTTCGGACAGGACGATGCGGTCGCGTCCTTCGCCGTGGCGGGCTCTCGTCAATCAGACAAAATCCCTACGCAGTCTGCCCCCACAAGCATGACCATCACAGCAGCGTGGAATCCTTCGGACGCGGGCTTGTTGTTGATTCGCGGAGACGCATACAGCGGCATTGTGGACCGCACGTATGTAGTTGCAGCGACCAGTGGCGCCACCACCATTGCGTATGCATTTAATGGCCGCTGCAGCCAGTTCCAAATCGACGCCCAGCCAGGAGCCGAGGCCAAGTGTACATTCACCATCCACCCTCGCGGCAACCAGTACGGATGGAGCAACACCTAATGCGCACGCTGGAAGAAGTTGTCAACGAGCTCATCGAGCACACCGGCGACCTCGACCTTGCGGTGCGGTTTGCGCAGGTGGACGCGCAAGAAGTTCATGACGCGTTGGAAGGCGCGGACGAAGATTCAGCAGACGGTGTAGTGTTGCGGCTCTTGGCCAAACACAACCCGCTGACGGAAGAGTGAAATGAAGTTCAGCGTTGAACAGCCGGACGCCGACCCCGTGATGGGGCTGGTGATGTGTCTGTTGCATTCGGTCACCAACGCCCACATCCTTCATTTTTCCACCCTTAGTCGTTCCGACCACACGGCGCTTCAATCTTTTTACAGCGCCATTGGTGACCACGTTGACGACTTTGTCGAATCGTTTCAGGGCAAGTACGGATTGTTGACTGCTTACCGCGCGGAGTATGCGTTGCCCACTGCGCCGGTGGAATATTTGATTTACCTGAAAGACGAAGTGGCCATGCTCCGCCGCGCAGACGGATTCCCGCAAGACTCCGAGCTGCAGAATGTTGTGGACGAAATTGCACAACTTATCAACAGCACACTATACCAATTGCGATTCTTAAAATGACGCAAAACACGACAATACAAAACACAGGCGACTTGCTAGGATTTTTGGCGGCGCAAGCGGAGTCGCGCAAAGATTGGTTTGGTTTTTCCCAGCAACGCATGACCGCCGTGACCCTCGCGCACGACCTCGCAAAAATGCACGCCCACCGCATGACGCCGGAAGAAGTCGTGACCTATGCGCTGGCGCTGAATCAGGAAATCTTCAAGCGCATCATCAAGGGTTAGCCCCGCCATGAGCATCAGCATCAAACTCGAAGGCATCGGCGAAGTCGACGCGATGCTCCGCCAGCTGGCCAGCGAAATCGGCGACAAAGAAGCCAACAGCAAAATCCTTATCCCCGCCGTGCGCAAGGCTTTCCGCCCAGTGCTGGCGACGGCGCAATCGTTGGCGCCTGTGGAAACCGGCGCATTAAAGTTGTCCCTGCAAGTGGAGGCGCGGCGTCCTACCTCTGCAGACCGGCGCTCCAAGTACGTCACCCGCAGCGACACCGTCATCGCCGCAGTCACCACCGCCTCGGGCAAGAAGATGAAAGCGATGAGCGAGGGGAAGGGCTTGCTGCGCTCCCAGCAGCGACTGCGTAAAATGGGCCATTCCAGCCTCGCGGAGTCGTTTAAGGGGTTTGGTAACGACGCGCGTGCAATCGCCCAGGAATTTGGTTCTGCACGCAACCCTGCCCACGC